AGGATTTTTAAGATTACACCTTCTCCAAAACAATAACTGTTTACGCTCATTCATGTTGTATAACTGCTCCTTATAGGACCGCAGAAGTGAGATACGAAAAATTCCGATTTATACTCACGAAACCTGCTTTCGACTTAAATATATTGAGTCATCTAGAGTAAATTTATACATCTACTCAGGCAGAAGAGGGGATTCGACCCCTAGATTCCACGTTTTTAGAATCTAAATGGATCCCAAAGGGATCTGATCAGGTCCAATTGGATACCTGATATCGAAACAAGATGGCCTGACATCAAAGCAGGACAAGTGAAAGTTCTTTCGTTCGGATAACATATCATCCTTACTTAACATAATTGCTTCTTTCCACTTTTCGACATGATCTACGCGCGCCCATATTTTTAAATTATTAATGGCGGCTCTTTTAAGATATTTGTCCTCATCTTGTAGGTTGATTTCGGTTTTTAAATCCGCAGGATCTTTGCAAAGCAATTGATCCACGACAAGTAAAGAATAAAGTTTTGAATCTTCATCCTCCAAAAGTCTTGTTGTTCCATCAAATTCAACCTCTTCAAAATTCTGATTTTGCAAGAAATTATAATCCTCTAAGCTTTTTTTAACAAGCTCATGGAAACCCCATTCGGATTTATCGGTCATCTTCTGTATATCAATGAGACCGTCACTTAACCATTCCCTTACTATAGCACCTTTCCTCAAATTTCCTTTAGAGTATGCATTATTGTATCTCTTTTTATCAGGAACGAGGCCAAGACCTCCTAACCACTCAGGTAGGTAGAAGGGCACTTTTGCATTTGAAAGACCATACATTTGGTTTTCAACAAAGGTTACATTACCTTTTTTGTCTACTCGCTCAAATGTTGTTTTCTTAAAATTTTCTTTAATAAACAAATCAAAAGCATTGCTATAATATTCTTCTGGGCATGTCCTATGAAGATCTCGGCTTATTGCACCGAGTCGATAGAATGGCTTCCCACGGACACCATCCTTTTTCTGTCCATACACGAGACCGAGGTTTACATATTTAACTTCCTCGTACAATTCAGGTTCTGATGTTCCTGTATCATCCCATGGTCTAAGATCTTCTCCATAGCCATATTGAACGGAGTTAATTGTCAAAAACTCCTTCGACTGGAAAGTCTTACCAACTGAGGATTCCAACCCGCCAAATGCGGTTATCTTCTCCCAAGTATCGAATAAAACTTTTTCTTTCCCAATGAAGACACAATCATCACCATTTATTAATAAACGAGCGAGGTGTGTTCCTCGGATCTTTCTATCAACCAACCTCAAAGGATGCGTATCTGAAATTTCCATAGCATATCTACATAATGCTCCATTGGCCAGGCAAAGGAATATAAATGAAATTATACTTCCCATCAATTGTCCTTCCTTTTGATCTCTAAAGAGATCGGGTTCGTCTCCATTCAACGTACCTTTTCTATAATCGTCGTTATAAATTGGATTCATCAACATATGACCTGTCAATGCCCTTTTCATGAGAATTCTAAAATCCTGAATTCTATCATAAAACTGATCCCTCTTATCTGGGTCTTCAGTATAGGTATCCAAAAAGACTTCTATCAGAGCTTCTAATAAACACTCCGACACCCAACTATGTAAGTTATCTGTACTAGCCTTATAATCTCCTGAGATAAATTCCTCTCCAGGATGTAGTCTTCCGAGTTGATCTTTAACGATCTTACTCGAGACAGGTGTTCCAATGAGTTGAAAACAACTCTCCTCTTTCAACTGACGCCAAAGCCATTTTTGCATTGGTTTTAGTACAGTATAAGTTAGAGGTGGTCCAGCAGTGATACATCGCACTTTAAGCGGTTCAGGGAGACCAATAACTATAGTATGTGGTTGCTCAATAAGAGCTTCGTCCAACAATTTAGGATAGATAACGTCTTTCCAAAGTTTGCACAACTCTTCTCCATTGAAGTGAAGACCAATAGTTCCCTTAACCATGATGTTCTCAAAATCATGATCAATTCTTTCTTGATCCTCTACTCCAGCTTTTCCATAGAGCTCCGTTAATTCCTTCTTCAGGTTTACGGGTCCAAGAGATTTACCTACAAATGTTACTTGTTTATTGTAACTACTTTGTATATTCTCATTTGCTAGAAAAGCGCCAACTGCTCCCATGCCATTACGGCTAAAATTATATTGAGAGCTGGTCGAAGGCACAAAAGGCTTGGTAAGTTCATCCCAAGTCGGTACCTTTCGAACAAAGATTTCCCTTACGGTTCTTCTAAGTTGGTAACAGATAGTATCTCTGTTAATTGGATAGTTAAAGATTTCGTCATTTAGCACGAAATCCGGGATATCATCCCTGCGTGAAGTAAGGTGATTAAATGTCTTAATCTCAGCCTCTTGTACCATTTCTTTCGAAACGGGAGGTGCTCCTTTCTTACACTGCGCAATACTTTGGGCAAAGCTGACCAAAACTTTTCTTTTCATTAACCTGATAAATCTCTTCCCTCTACCGTAACTTATTGTAGCAGGGTTTAATAAAGCAGGAAACTCCTCAATATATTTTGGAGGAGTTGGAACTTTTTGTCCCATAACGAAAGAAAAGAATGCATTGATCTTATACTTGAATAAATCTTTCCAAGATCCATGTCCAGCTTTCCTAACGAACTCGAGATATAACTCTTCGAGTCTCAACTTGTCTTTCATCGTATTTAATTTAAATTCCCGATATAACGGGCCAGACAAGTTCTTCCCACCCTCCTTGTATCCATAAATTTTCATAATATCATAAATGGCCTGGATGAGGATTTTGACCTTTTTAGTGTCTTCAAGATAATTTTTCTGAGCAGCAATGCTGGAAATTGTAAATCTATCTTGAAGATCCACTTTTGATTCAGGTCTCTCAACACACGCGGTTTCTATCCGCTCCCTGTTCAGATCGTCGTTACAATGTCCCATAAAGGACACAGTTTCAACGTCATCTTCAGGTTCGTCGAGAAAACGAATCAAATCTACGTTCGAAGGCAACGTTTCAATGCCTTGTATAAATTGCGTTTGGTTTTTAATCATTCTTGTTTATACGGAAGTTTTTATCTGGTCTAGATCAGTT